CTTCACGGTCGAGGCCCGCCACGGCACGTTCGGCAACCTGCTCGCGCTGAAGCGCGCGATGCGCGAGGACGGCGACCGCGGCGCCGCCGCGCTGCGGACGTGGGACGAGCTGCGCCGGTACTACGACGACGACGCGCTCAGCTGCACGTTCGCGCCCATGTACCCGGACGCCGCGCGCAACAACCTGTGGGTCTGCCGGAGGCCGTCGTGACGCTGCGCGTCGTCGGGCACCACTGCTACGCCGGCGGCTTCCTGCTCGGCCTGAAGCGGCAGGGGCACGAGGTGCTGGGCACCGTCGAGACGTGGAAGCCCGGCGCGCGCATGGCGTCGTGGCTCGGGCTCCCCGTGAACGCCCCGCTCACCGGTCGGCGCGCGCACGTCGTCGTCAGCAACCCGCCGTGCAGCCGGTTCAGCGTGATGAGCCACGCGAGCTACACGGACGCCCAGCGCGCCGACGTCGGGGCGTTCTGCGAGCTGGGCGAGGTGGTGCCGACGCTCCGCCAGGTCGGCGCCCGCGTCCTGTGGTGGGAGACTGGCCCGCTCGCGGCCACCCGCGGGCTCGGGGTGATCCGGTCCACGGCCGAGGCGGTCGGCGCCCGGGAGACGGCGGTCGTCTCCTACGACTGCCGATACGGCGGGTCCCCGCAGCGCCGGCCGCGGACGCACGTCCTCCACTTCCTGGACGACGTCGACCTGCCGAGCGTCTCCTACCCGGGCCCTCGTTGGCCACCGGAGCGGACCGCGCTGAGCTGGCTCGAGGCGGCGCGCGCGGCGTCGACGCTGCGCGAGGACGACGACCTGCCGGTCGTCCCGCGCCGGAGCGAGGGCCAGAGGAAGCGGGGCGCCCCGTGCCCCGGCCTCCGCCCGCTGAGCTACGTCGACTGGGCGAAGAGCGGCGGGATCCGGTTCGACAGCGCGAAGCCGCGGGTGGTCGGGCCCGAGGCCCTGTACTTCCCGGCGGTGCTCGGCCAGGGGAAGCCGTGGCTGCTCGACTGGGACGACGGCCCCGAGTGGGCGACGCTCGGCGACATGTGCGCCGTGATGGGCTACCCCTCGCGCGCGGTGGCGGGGCGCAAGGTCGGGCTCGACGTCCAGACGCTGCTGGCCAAGTCGGTGAGCCCCGACGCGTCGGAGCGCGTGTGCGAGTGGGTGCTCGAGCCCGCCCTGCTCAGGGGGCGCGGGTGCTTCGAGCGGCTGCCGGAGGAGCGCGACGGGCTGGTCTTCTTCGACATGACCGTCAAGGACCAGCGCCGAGCGCGGGCTGCGCAGCCCGCCTAGCGCCTCTGCAGCCAGGCCCCGACGGCCGCGGCCATCGCCCCGAGCACCGCGACGCCGACCCGGCGCACCGCCCCGCTGATCTTCGCCGCCGCCTGCTCGAGCCGGTCCACGCGCACGATCAGCCCTGGCGCGCCGTTCGCGCCGTGCAGCAGGCGCTCCAGCTTCTCCTGCCGGTCGCGCGCGTCGTCCGCGTGCTCGTCCACCCGGTCGCACAGGCCCCTCAGGAGGGTGAGGGTCTCGGCTTGCCTGGCCTCGATCTGGCTCAGTCTCTGCTCGGTCACGTGTAGAAGACTCCGTAGGCCACGAAGGTGGGGGTGGGGTCGTTGAGGTTGATCTGCTTGAGGGCGCTGACGTCGGTGCTCGTGTGCCGGACCTCGATGGTCTGGCCTGACGTCACCGAGAACCCGGCGCCGGTGGTGTTGCCCGCGGTGATCTCGGTCACCCACGAGCCGCCGTCGAGCCGGTAGTCCACCGTGCCCGCCGTGAACGCGCTCGACAGCACCAGGTTGAAGGTCCCCGTCGCCAGGGCGGTGTACGCCGTGCTCGCGGCGTTCGCCGCGCGGGCGCCGAAGTTGTGCTTGCCGGCGAGGGCGGCCGACGTGGTGTTGAAGTCGTACACCATCGCGTGGCGGCTCGCCAGGTTGGTGTCCGCCCCCTCGTCGTGCTTCGACGTCACCTCTACGCGCATGCGCGTGGGCACGACCCCGTCCGTGTGCCGGAGCACCCGCAGCCGCAGGACCGAGGCGTCGCGCGCCGGCACGTCCGTCACGGTGAAGAGCAGGGTGTTGGCGCCGTCGGGGTCGTTGCGCACCGCCACGTCGTGGTCGGTGGAGTTGCGCGCGGGGTAGTCGGGGTACAGCGTCTCCGCGTCGGTGAGGAGCCCCGCGACCTCGTCCACCGCGCCGTCGCCCAGGCGGTAGTCGCGGCGCAGCAGGGTGAGCTTGATGCCAGTCGTCTCGGCGGCCCCGCTCGCGAGGTAGTCGAGGCTGTTGGACGCCGGGAACGGGGACCCGCTGTCGTTGGCGGTCGTCGACGCCGGAGGGTAGGGCCGGCGCAGCCGCTTGTCCATGTTGAAGCTGATGGTCGTCGCGGCCGACTCGAGGACCGTGTCGAACTGGGACCGCGGGAGCAGCTTCACGTCGACGTTGTGGGTCTCGGTGAAGGTCGAGTCGGACAGGGCGCCGCCCGCGGCGAGCACGAACACCTTGGTGCCGGACGCGTGCTTCTGCTGCCCCGTGTCGAGGACCCCGCGGTACACGCCGTTGAGCGACACGTCCGACCCGCTGAGCGACGCCGAGCGCACGAGCATCAGTTCGGTGCCCACCATGACCAGGTTGATGAGGTTCTTGCCCTGGTCGACGAGGTCCGGGTCGTCGACGAAGGCGGCCTCGAGGACCGCCTGCGCCGTCGGGGTCGGCGTCACAATGACCGACGTCGTGGGCACCGCCGTGCCCGCGGCGAGCCCGCTGGCGAGCTGCCCGATCAGCGTGAACCCGAACCCCTCGCCGGCGTCGGTGAAGGAGCCGGTGGGCGTCCCGGACGAGTGGCGCTCGCGGATGAGGAAGCTCGAGGCGTTGCCCTGGCGCCGGCCAGTCGCCCACACCCGGTCCTGCAGGCCCGGGATCTCCGGGTCCCGCGTCACAAACCCGCGCGGCGCCGGGAACGCCAGCTGCTCGGTGGACGCGAACGCCGCGAGCGTGTCCTCCGGCGGCGTCCACCCGGTGTTCGGCGGCGGCGCGAACGCTCCGGCGGCGAACGCGAAGACATCCTGCACCAGGCTGAGGACGAGGTAGCCACGCTGGAGCTCTCCGTAGTCGATCTTCTGGATGCGCATCGGCAGCCGGGTGAACCCGCGCCCCGCGTCGGTCCACGCGACCACCTGGCCCGGCACGAGGTCCCAGAACTCGCGGGTCACCGCGATCTCGGCCTTGGCCAGGGGGTAGCTGAGGGTTCGGAGCGAGCGCCACGCGATCTGGTTGGCGAGCGCCTCGTTGCTCACCCCCGGGTAGTACTCCTCCGCCGTGATCAGCGTCGGCGTGGCCACGGTGCCGCCGCCCTGCATGAGGGCGTTGGCCATGTCGTGCGCCAGGGCGTAGGACTCGTTGTAGTCGTTGCCGCGCTGCTGGAACTTGACCCGTACCACGTTGGTGGTCTCCGACCACGACCCGCGCGAGAAGTCCCGCACATCGCGGATCTTGGACGGGGTGAGCTCGGGCAGCGTCATCACGTCGTAGCCGCCGCGGGCGAGGTTCACCTTCCACTTCCCGGTCCTGTGGTCCAGGTAGGTGATCATGTCCGCCTGGCGCTCGACCTCCTCCATGAGGGTGGTGCCCTCGGTGGTCTGCTCGAGCAGCATCGAGAACCCGTTGCCCTCGGAGAGGAGCGTCGCCGCGGCGGCCTGCCAGTTCGTGACGTCGATGCTGGTGGCGGAGTAGTCGTAGCCCCACTCGTCGTTGGTGAACAGCTCGTACAGCACGTTCATCAGGTTCAGGTCGCTCGTCCCGACCTTCCCGCTGCCCGACAGCCCGAGCCCGTTGGGGTACCGCTCGACCTCGAACTCCCACGGCTCGAGCCGCGGGCTGTTGCCGACGTTACCTCCCTCCCAGACGGCGTAGGCCGTGCCCGAGTAGCGCGGGGTCACGCCCGCGAGCGTCTGGTGCTGCTGCAGGTAGGCGTTGGGCGCCTGGGTCCTGGTGCCCACGTGGAACCGGAGGCGCCCGACGATGCCTCCGTTGCCATTCGTGTCGCCTCCGAAGAACTCGGGCTCGTTGATGTCGACGAAGGCACCGTCGCCCAGGGTCCCCTCCCACAGCGTCTTCTCGCCCACGCGGATCCGGCGCAGCCGGCAGGTGTCGTCGCCGCGGCACAGTCCGAACTGGAGACCGACGAAGGTCCTGAACCCGCGCACGACCCGCTTGCTCGAGAACAGTCCGGTCTTGATCTTCTCGAGGATCGGCTCCTGACGGTAGTCTCCGTACCACGTGACGTTCGGCCCGGCGAGCTTCTTGCGGCCCCACAGCAGAGGCACCGGGCGGCCCTGCGTGGCGGTCGGGGCCTCGAAGTTCTGGGGCCGCGCGTTCTCGATGCGCGGCTTCGGCCGGAGCAGCTCGCTCGCGACGAACGTGACGGCGAGTAGGAAGAGGGTCAGCCAGAAGCTCATGCTACAGCGCGCTCCGGAACACGTTCTTCTTGGGGACGTAGTAGAAGCCGCCGAACTCGAGCCCGCGCCCGAACTTCGCCTCGCAGTCGCCGAGCAGGTCGTGGTCGCACCCCTCGTACACGTCGACGGTGCCGCCGAGCGGGCTCACGGCGAACGGCAGCAGCAGCGTGAGCAGGTTCCCGGACTGGGCGATGACCATGCGGAAGTCGTTGGCGCTGGTCATCTTGCAGTACCCGCCGACGAAGTTCTTGCCGCTCCCCGAGACGCCGTCGACGGTGATGACGTTGCCGGAGACGTTGGTCACCAGCGCGCTCACGAGGCTGTGCGACGCGGGGTCGGCGCCGCACCCGCTGCCGTACAGGAACCAGTTGCAGAGCCCGGAGTAGACGAAGTTCGGGATCGTCCGCGACAGGGCGAACTCGAGCGACTGGCAGCCCAGGACGGCGTTGTCCTCGTCGTCGTACCTCACCGAGCGCACCCGCCCGCGGTAGCGGACGAGCTGGGTGTCGAACGTCGGGACCTCGTTGCGCTGCAGCTGGATGATGGTCACCTCGGCCCTCTCGCCCGGGACCACGTTGAGGTACCTCACCGCGAAGGGGTTGAGCATCGGCAGGGTGATCTCGAGCAGCCGGGACCGCTCCTCCTGACCCTGAGCCAGGCTGCCCCGCTCGATCTCCTCCGGCGAGTAGGTGTTGGCGCCCAGCGTGATCGGGTCCTCGGTGGAGGTGTACCGGTAGACGTCGTTGCCGATGGCCAGCTCGTACACCTCGATCGGGACCGAGGACTCGGCGCTGCTCTCGAGGACGTCGAACGAGGTCACCTGGTCACTCCTTCAGCTGGCGCACGGGCACCTCTACGGTGGCCTTGCCCACGTGAGCCCCGTGCTGGATCGTGATCCGGTCCGACGCGAAGCGACACGTCTCGACGAACTCGACGCGCACCACCTCGCTGGCCAGCTTGGTGGACGGCCACGTGTCGTTGAGCGTCAGCTGCTCCTCGGTCGCGCTCAGCTCGGAGCTCGCGGTGACCGTCCTGACCAGCTTCGATCCGTCGGTGAACGTGATCCTGAACTGACGGCCGGACACCACGTAGCGGGAGAAGGCCACGTTCTCGATGACCATCGTGTTGGCTCCAGAGCTGAGCGTCTGGGTCACGACCAGGTCCTCGGCGAACGTCGGCACCTTGAACGACACCTGCTGGCCGCGCAGCGCGAGCAGCAGCCGGCGCAGCTTCATGAGCTCAGCTCGGGTCTTCGTGTGCCACCGCTTCGACTGCCGCCGTCGGTCCCGCGCCCAGCGGCTGGTGTGCCCCTGGATCCCGGTCTCGTTGTCGAGCAGCAGCAGCCGCCGCTCGCGGGCCTCCTGCATGGCCACGTCGACGAAGTTGAAGTCGTCCAGGAACACCTTGCCATCGAGCGCCGACCAGCCCGCGGTCGATCCGGTCGGGGCGCCAGTGTGGTTGTCGGTGACCGTGAACCTGGTCGCCATGTCCTGAACGGTGGTCGGGTACCGGGCCCCGGACACGCTCGGGGCGAGCAGGCCCAGCCTCAGGGGCATGACCGGGGTCCCCACTGGGTAGGAGTTGAGCAGCCCCGCCTCGAGCGTGATCGTCGTCGCGGTCTTGGCCGTCACGCGCTGGACGTCGAACGTGCCGGGCCCGCCGTACACGATGGCGAGCTCGCCCACGCGCAGGTCGACGTCGTTGGTCGAGTCGACGGTGAGGACGGTCTGGGTCGCGCTCGCCGCGACGGTCAGCGCCACCTGCTCGGTCCACACCGACATGCCCACCGACGCGCCGTGGAGCTGCTCCACGAGCAGGTTCATCCGCCTGCGCTCCGCGCCCTCGAGCTGCCACCGGACGTTGAACCCCTGGCGCGGGAACGAGCGCGCGCTGATCCGCTGCTCCGTGGCGTCCTGGGCCTCGATGATCGGGGTGAGCCACTCGAGCCACTCCTCGGTGCCGGACTCCCAGGGGGAGAACAGGACCACCGTCCGGCTCCCGGTCACCCCGATCTCGACAAGGTTCAGCGCGGTGAAGAACACCAGCGGCTCGTCGAAGAACGCGGCGCCCACAGCTCCCGCGATCGCGCGCGCCCCCGCGGGGGCGAGGGACAGGCTCGCCGAGGGGTCCAGCGTCGACGCGTGCGCCCCGAGGACGTGCGGCGCCACGGTGTCCGGCAGCGAGATGCCCAGCTGCGGGTTGTTCGTGATCGCGGTGATGGTGACCGGCGCGTCGCTCGCGTTGTGGACCTCGAAGCGCTTCGTGACCGGGGTGATGATGTTCCCGAAGTCGAGCTCGCGCGGGATCCCGTGGACGCGGTCGAACCAGTTCGCCGCGACGCTGGCGCGCGGGTCCCTGACGGCGATCCGGTCGACGGGCGCGACGGGCGGGTCCGCGACGCCCCCAGCAGCCCACAGGGCCTCCGGCGTCGGGTCGGTCGCCCCGATCGTGTGGAGGTCCAGACGCGCCGTGGACGGCGGCGGGTAGGCGAACCCCGACGTCCTCCCCGCCAGCGGGAAGGCGACCAGGGTGTCCTTGCTGGCGGCTGCCGGGTAGTCGGTCACGAGAACTTGCGGTACGCCCAGGCCTGGTAGCCGGAGGTGTTGGTGATGACGCCCTCGTACTTGCGCCACGTGGGGAAGACCACCCACGTCTCTCCGCCGACGGTCAGCTCGTCCCCCGGCGAGAGGAACTCCATGTTGACGCCCCGCACGTCCTTCATCCAGCCGAGCGGCTGCACCTCGCCGTTCGTGGTGTTGTAGTACCACGTCAGGATCGGGTACCCTGGCATGAGGCCCTTCGTGTTGCGGGTCTGGAACCGGCCGAACCCGCGCGCGACCGGCCCCCCGCGCGCGCCGCCCACGAGCCGGGCGCGGGCGCTGCCCCCGCGGTCGGTCCCCAGCGTCGTCTCGCTGCCGAGCACCACGCCCCACTGGCTCGCTGGCTGGTTGGGGAACCCCGACAGGCGCAGGGTCGCGACGTAGTTCTGGAAGTTGGACGGGGCGAGCCCGCCGTTCTGGGAGAGGCCGTCGAGCAGGATCGTCGTCCCCTGCTGCAGCGCCACCTGGCCGCCGGTGAGCTCCTGGCGGAACCCGTAGCAGTAGGCTCCGCCGGTCCACGCCCCGACCTTGTCGACGTTCCCGAACCCGAAGTGCACGAACTCTCTGACGCCGGAGGTCCCGCGCTCGACGACCACGTGCGCGTAATCCGTGTCGGCGAACGCCCAGTACTGGCGGGGCGCGGGCGACGAGCCGATCGGCACGTGCCGCGCGGTCCCGAGCGTGGCGTTCGTCCCGGAGATCGCTCCGTTGCCGCTGTCGCCCGTGTGGTTGCCTGGGTCGGTGCCCGTGCCGGAGAACCCGGTCGACTGGTAGAGGCCCAGGTTAGAGGGGGTCGAGGTGTCCCACCGCGCCTGGACGTACACGTCGTCGCCGATCCCGGTCTTGTGGATCGCCCACTTGCCCGCGCCCGTGTCGAGCTGGTCCTGCGTCCAGCCCTCCCCGACGAGGAACGCGTCCAGCTTGTTGATCAGGTCGGACATGCTGACCACGGTCTCGGTGATGAACGCCACGGTCAGGCCTCCTTGACGCAGAAGAACGAGTAGCGCTCGCGCCGGTGCGCGCACGGGAAGACGCGGTACCGGTCCGAGCCGACGGTGAAGGTGTCCTGCGGTGCGATGAGGCTCCCGTCGGTCTTGGTCGCGCTGACCCAGAAGAGCCCCTCGAGCTCGCAGTGGACGAACGTCAGCACGCCCTGGGTCGCGCCGTCGGCCGTGCTCAGGACGGTCAGCGGCCACAGGAGGAACGGGTCGTCACCCGGGTCGACCGTCGGCTTGACGCTGCGCGTCGCCGCGCCGCCCGCGACGCGGAACACCTCGGTCGTCATGTTGATCGGCCCCGGAGCGACGATGGCGCCCTCGAGCGAGCCCACCGCGGCGCCGGCGAAGCCGGGGTAGACGCCCCGCGTCGTGGCCTCCGTGGCGCTGTCGAGCGTGTTCGCCAGGTTGCGCCACGTGCGGTCCGTGATCTCGAACATGTACATGGGGGTGGTGAACCCCGCCGCCTGACGAGCCTCGGACAGCCCCGTGTTCGACTCGGCGGCGCTGTCAGGCTTCTGGTCGAAGTCGGCGAGGCTCCCGCACACCAGCATAGGGAAGGGATTCTCGGTCTGGGTGCCGAACGGGCGCCCGAGGCCGTGGTATCCGCTCTGGTACGAGTCGACCGCGCCGCCGTCGGTGCGGAACTCGGTGAAGATGCGCCGGCCGTTGATCGCGAACCAGAACGGCATCGACGTGTTGAAGAGCGGGGTGATCGGCAGGTTGTTCGCGACCGTGGTGGCCGACACGTCCTGCTGCGCGGAGAGCGCCAGGCCCGCGTTGAAGGCGCTCATGCCGCACGAGTAGAAGTAGTAGTACGTGTCGAGCCCGACGGTGCGGGTGTAGGTCCTGAACCCCACGTACGGGTGGTCGCCGCCGCCGGAGGTCCCGCGCAGCACGACCTCCTTCTCGTCGTTCACACTGTTGTGCGAGAAGTTGTTGCGGTTGCGCAGCGCCGTCCAGCCCGTGTCGGTGAGCGTGAGGTCGAGCGTCGCGCCGGTCCCGGTGCCGCCGGTCGTGGCCACGTTGGTGGTGCCCACCAGCGTGCTCATGGTGACGGTGAACGTCGCCCCGGTGCCGGTCCCAGTGCTCGGCCCCACGAGCGTGGTGGTCTGGGTGCCGGACGGCGCGGTCGAGTAGGCGCCGCCGCCCTCGTAGACGGTCACCGTCGCCACCGCGCTGCCGCTGAGCGTGGCCACGCGCAGCCGCGCCTTCTCCGTCGCCGTCCCGCCGTCGACCTCCAGGATGTCGCCCACGGCGTAGTTAGCCCCGCCAACGACCACCGTGGCGGACGCGACGCGGTTGGAGTAGGCGCCCATGTTGCGCAGCTTCACCGTGTCCACCGCGCTGCCGCTCAGGGTCAAGACCTCCACGGTCGCCTCGAGGAGGCCGCCGGCGTGCGGCACGGACAGCACGTCGCCGACCGTGTAGCCCGAGCCCCCGGCGTTCTTGACCGCCGCGGACACGTGCTTGGACGTCGCCATCTGGACGACCTTCGCCAGGGCGTCGCGGTATCCGGAGGTCGTGCCTGCGTGCCATGCCATGGGGTGTCGTCTCGCTCAGGCCAGCATCCGCTGGACCTTCTTGGGGTTCGCCGCGATGGCGTTCATGATGACCTGGTGGCCCGCCGGGCTGTCCATGGCGTCCACGGACATGCGCGGGTCGATGCTGTTCACCACGCTCACGTTCACCTGCGGCGCCGGGGCCTGGATGACCTGCGGCGGCGCGGCCTGACCGAGCGCCGAGGCGGTGTCCTGCGCGCTTAGCACCATGCCAGCGCGGTCGGGGAAGATCAGCTCGGGCCCCTCCTCGCCCACGAGGTAGGGCCGGTTCGCCTCGATCGGGCCGCCGCCCGCGCGCTGCGCCACTCCCGTGAGGGCCTGAGTGGCCCCGCCGGTCCCCGTGGCGGCCTGGATCGCCTGGAGGATGAGCAGCCGGACGAGCAGCCGGGCGATGTCGTCCAGCAGGGCGTTCGCGAACTCCTCGAACTCGAACTTGCCCGTGCGGACGAAGTTGACCAGCGCGTCCTCGGCGGCCGTGAACGCGTTGACCAGCGTGTTCTCCATCAGTGAGCCCACGTCGTCGATCGTCTGCGCGACCCTGATCAGCCCCGCCTGGAACCCGCCCTCGAGCGTGTGGCTCGCGCGCGCCGCGGCGAGCTGGACGTCGGCGAGCTTCCGCGCGTACTCCTCGTTGGAGATGGCTCCCGCGTCCAGGAGCGCGTTCAGCGCCGCCGTCGTCTTGATCCTGGTGTCCTCCTCGCGGTTGAGGTCCATGAGGATCTTGGCCTGGAGCTCCAGGTGCTCCCTGATCAGCACCGCGGTCGTGAGGCGCTCGCGCTGGCTGGCGCTGAGGGAGATCCCGATCTTGTGCTCTTCTCTCAGGGCCTCGGCGTAGTTCGACGACGCGATGGCTACCTTCGCCAGGAGGATGGTCTCCTCCTCCAGCTGGATGAGCCGCGCCGACAGCGCGACCGGGTCGGCCGGGTCCCCAAACCGGCCGCTGAGGTCGGCGCTCTTCGCAGACTCTGCGGCGGCCTTCGCCCGCTCGGCGGCGCGGTCGGCCGCGTCGCCGAAGATCTTGTCGATGATCCCGGCGAAGCCCGACTCCTCGATGCCCGCGGCGATCTCGCTGGCGGCCGACCGCGCCACGTCCCGCTCCTTGAACCGCTGCTCGGCCTCGCCGCGGAACTTGTCGAGGTCGGCCAGCAGCGCCTGCTGCCGCGCCACGGCGGCGTCGAGCTGCCGCTGCGCTGCCTGGTTGCCCGGAGCGACCGCGATGAGGCGGTCCAGGCGCTCGATCTCGGCGGTGGCGTTGCGGATGCGGCTCGCGAACTCCTGGTACTTCTCCCCGTCGGCCACGGCCTGGCCGGTGCGCTTGTTCAGCTCCTCGATGCGCTTGATGAGGCTCACCACGCCCACGGCGGCGGCGACGGCGGTGGCCGCCATGATCAGGAAGGGGTTCCTGATCAGGATGGTCCCGAGCGCGGTCAGGGCGCCGCCGAGCTTCAGCACTCCGGCCGCCGCGAGGCGCAGAGGGGTGGCGAGGGCTACCAGCCCGATCAGGATGCCAGAGACGGCGGCCGTCACGCCGGCGATCGAGAAGTCTCCGTTCTTGATCGCCTCGACGATGTTGTCGAACGCCGACACGACCACGTCCTGCAGCGTGGTGACCCCGTCGGACAGCACCACGATCTTGTCGCCGAACCCCGCGACGGCGCCCGCGGCCAGCCCGATCGCTCCCAGGAACAGCCCGAACGGGTTGGTCAGGAGAGCCACCCTGATCGCGCTCAGCCCAGAGAGCAGCGCCGCGAAGGCCTTGGCCACGAGGACGGTGAGGATGATCCTCGAGACCGTCTCGATGTTCTCGGCCAAGAAGATGACCGAGCGGCTCAGCTTCGCCATGACCCCGCCGGCCTGGTCGGAGACTCCGACGAAGTTCAGCGCGCTGTTGCGCAGGACCTCGAACGACTGAGACAGGGTCGGCACGGTCCTGGCGAACTTCTCTTCCAGCTCCTTGGAGGCGTCCTGGAACCCCTTGATGATGACGTCCGACGTGATGCGCCCCTGCTGTCCGAGCGCGCGCAGCGCTCCGCGCGTCACCTTCATGCGCTTGGCGATGACGTCGGCCACTGCGGGCAGCTGCTCGAGCACCGACCGGAGCTCGTCGCCGCGCAGGGCTCCGGACGCAAGGCCCTGGCTCAGCTGGATGAGCGCGGCTCCGGCCTCCTTCGTCGAGGCGCCCGACAGGATGATGGCCTGGTTGAGCGACTTCGTGAACCCGAGCAGGTCCTGGTACGACACGCCCAGCTCGCGCGAGGACACGGCCACGCGCGTGAACAGCTGGGCCGTGTTGGAGAAGGACGCGCGGGTGTCCTGGCTGATCTGGAAGAGCTCCCTGGTGACCGTGGTCAGCTCCTGCTGGCTCTCCGTGACGAAGCGGATCTTGTTCTGCAGGCTCGTGAACTCGTCGCCGAGCTGGGCCAGCTCGCGCAGGACGAACGTCAGGCCGGCGAACCGCAGGGCGGTGCCCAGCGTGCCGCGCAGCCGGTTCGCCCGGTTCTCGAGCCCCGACAGCCGGGCCTCGACCTGGGTGACGCCGCGCACCGCCTGCGCCGGGTCCACGATGACCCTGATCCTGAAGTCCGCCACGTCAGCTCTCTTCCTTCTTCGCCTTGGCCGCCGCCCACTTCAGGAACTCCCTGTCCATCGCTCGGACCGCTCGCCGCAGGGTGTCGGCGTTGTCGCGGTCGAGCCCCGACCGGTCAGCCAGGGCGTCGACCCGGCTCATCGGGATCGGGCCCAGCGTCATTCCGACCTGCCGCTCGGTCGACAGGTCCCAGAACGCCTGCATCAGCCACTCGCACCCGTCTGGCAGCTGCGGCTCCTCGAGGAAGTCCGTGGGCACCTGCGCCCCGCGCTCGAGCAGCACCTCGAACGCCTGGCCGAGCTCTCCCCCGTACTTCAGCTGCCACAGGAGCCGCTCTACGAGTTTCCCACAAGGTCGTCCGGGTCGCTGCCCGGACGGAAGCTGTCGAGGTCTCCGCAGAAGCCCCGCAGCTCGTCGAACATGTCCGGCGGGATGGCCTCCAGGAAGGCGGCCACGTGCTCGTTGCTGGCCGGTGAGCCGTCGTCCAGGAGGGCGGGCTTCTCCCACCCCACGACGACGTGCTTGGGGAACAGCTCGAGGTCGCGCGCGCGGGTCTCGGCGAGCAGCGCCGCGCTGAGCTTGCGCCGCCTGGCGAGGCGCTTGCCCTCGGACAGGACGGCGTTGAGGTAGGGACGATTCTGCTCCGACGTCGGGCGGACCCGGAGGGAGGGAGCGCCCTCCAGCCGGTCGAACACGAAGACCGCGGTCGCGTCCGCGGAGACGTTGAGGGACTTGAGTCTGTCGAACATGTCCCTATTGTACCACGTTGAGACGGCCGGGGCGAGGGATCAGGCCAGCGGCACCGCAGCGAACGTGCTCAGGCCCAGGCTGTAGCCCAGCGCCGGGTCCCCGAAGGCCTGCCCGGACAGGTTCACCTTGACCGACTCGTTCAGCGGGAACTCGCGGCTGCCGTCGCCCAGGGTCATCGCCGGGAGGTCGATGGCCAGCGCCCCGTCGCTGTTGCGCAGGACCAGGTCCATGGTCAGGGTGGTGTTGGCCCGGATGGCCGCGACGACCCGGCTGTCGGTGAAGACCAGCTGCGCCTCCATGTCGACCAGGAAGTTCCCGAAGTTCATGAACACGGCGCCCAGCGTGCCCAGGCACTTCTCCGGGCTCACCTGGTTGTTGAGCGTCAGGTTGAGGTCCGTGAAGCACGACGTCAGCCCCGTCCCGTCGACCCGCTCGATGCGCAGGCGGGCGATGTCCGAGGTGGTGCTCAAGGCGGCGGTGGCCACCGGCAGCACGGGGGTGGCTGCGTTCGTCTTGCGGGAGGTCGTCGGGTCCTCGGTGTCCGTCCCGACGAACCCGATGGTGACCGTGGCCTTGTCCGTCAGGGGCAGGGCGAGGGCCAGCTCGTTGGCGAGGTTGCCCTTCGAGTACTCGTACTCGTCGCCCGGTCCGGGGACCTGCAGGTTCGGGTACGCCACCTCGGCCTGGTAGCTCCGCTCGACGTAGTCGGCGTGGGTGGTCGCCACGTTGCGGATGAACCCGCCGTACAGGAGGTCCACCGTGTCGCCGGTGCCCGCGTCGGTGACCAGGGTGCTGTCGGCCTTGTCGAACGTGATGAGGTTCGCCGCCACGCTCAGAACGCGGACGTAGCCCCGGTTCGTCGCGCCGAACCAGTTGGCCGAGGTGAGGCCGCCGATGTGGATGGTCTGGCCCACGCGGATGCCCAGCGTGGTGAAGTCCAGGACCGTGCTCTCGAGCGTGCCCGTGGTGCCGGTGACGGTGAGCTCGAGGTCGCTCGTCGCGGCGCGCCGCCCGGCGATCTCCATCCGCGCCCCGGAGGGCCCGGAGGGGGTCTCCACGACGAGGCCGGCCGCGCCGATGGTCGTGGTCGTGGTCGTCGACGCCGTGACCAGCTTCAGGCCGTTGTTCGCGGCGTTCGAGAACCCGCGCAGGTAGACCAGGGTGTTGACCGGGATCGCCGCCGACAGGGCGTCGTGCCCGATAACCGTGGACGACGTCACCGCCAGGTTCTGGCCGTAGGGCGAGCCGCCAGCGCGCACCGGCGCCTGGTTGAGCGGCCACTTGGTGACGGCGAACACGAACGCCTCGAGCAGCCCGATGTTGGCCAGCTCGAGGGTCAGGTCGTGCTCGATCTCCGCGGCGCTGTCGCGGTCGGAGACGATCCCCTTCCGCCGCTGGCGGAACTGGCTGATCGGCTCGCGCGCGATCTGGGAGTTCTCCCCGCCGTAGGAGGGGATGTCGTTCGGCTCGAGCTGGTACCACACCGGGGAGCCGGGCAGGACGCCGAGGCTGGCCTCAGCGGCGATGGCGGTCGTGGTCTTGTTGGTCAGTACGCGTCCCATTGGGGCCTCACTTGGTCTCGTAGAACTCGAAGGTCGCGAGCATGACGGTGACCAGCCACTTCTCGTCCAGTCCCTGTGGCGTCACGGTCGCGTCGTAGAAGTCGAGGTCGCTGAATGCCGACCCCTCGAAGATGGCGCGCGCCTGCTCGGCGAGCAGCGCGCCCTGGCGCGCCCCCGAGTCGTCGGGGGTGAACACCTGCACCGCCACCCGCGCTCGGCGGCGGTACTTTCGGGACCCGGTCGGCCCCAGGCTCTCCTGGCCCCCTCCGGTCTCCTGCACAGACACCCTCACCCACGGCAGCTCCTGAGCGTCCACCGCCGCGTGCCCCTCGTTCTCGAAGACCACGTTGCCGGCCGCCGTGCCAGACCACTGCGCCAGGAAGCGGACGTAGCACGCCTGCTGGGCCTCGGCGAGGCTGGTCACCGTCCGCCACCGACGGCGCGCTCGAGGTCGCGGATGACGCGCTCCTTGTCGAGGGCCGCCTGGACCGCCGCCTCCACGAACCCCGCCGGGGCCTGCTTCGAGGACCCCTGGTTGAGGAGCGAGACGTAAGGGACGTTGTTGGTGAGGAAGATCTGCGGCTGGCCGAGCCGCCAACGCTCGACCTTCGCCGCGCCTGCGCGCTGGGCTCCCTCGGAGATCGCCTCCTTGGTGCCGTCCACGCGCGTGTACGGGTTCCCGACCGACAGCACCCAGTTGGTCTGGGCGTGCCTGGTGTCGACCGGGGTGCCTCCCTGGCGAGGGTCGACGATCAGACGGGCGAGCGTCGTGAGCGCGAGCCTCCGGACAGACCGGCCGGTCGCGTTCCTCAGCTTCGTGATCGTCAGCTGCGCCTCGGTCGCCATGGCGGGGAGGCGCCCGCCGCTCAGAGCGGCGGGCGGTTCACGGTCAGGAGACCGCGTCCAGGAAGAAGAAGCCGAGGTCGGCCGAGACGAGCTTCTGGTCGAAGGCCATCTCGATCTCGACGTGGTCGCACTTCTTCTTGTCGTCGCGCAGCCGGGTGATGCGCTGGCCCTGGGCGCCAGAGCCGAGCAGGCCCGTCCACGAGAACGTGTAGCCCGCCGACGGGGTCATGAGGCCGGGGCTCGGGGCCACGTAGGCGAGCAGGGCGTTCTTGCCCATGATCGCGCCGTGCGAGTCCGCGGCGCCCTCGACGGCGCTGTTGTGGATGGCCTTGGCCACCAGGATCCGCTCCACGTCCATGACCTGGGCGAGAGCCTGGAGGTTGACCACGCCGGGCACCTGGTTGCTGCCCGTGTACTTCACCCGGTCCTTGAGGTCCGCGTGGTTCCGCAGGGCGGCCCAGACGGCGCGGCTCAGGACGAGCGTGTTGGGCTCGAACCCGGTCGAGTTGAGCATCGTGGTCTTGGCCGCCTCGACGATCCCGACGGGGTCGGAGCCCGAGACGTCCCACCGCAGGAACTGCGAGCCGGTCGGGCCGGAAGCCACGCCCGCGCGCTCGTTCGTCCAGACGCCCGTGACGAAGTAGTCCGCGGCCCAGGCGCGCTCGCGCCGGATCATGGCCTTGTGCGACAGGAGCTCGACGGCCTCCCGGTCGGGCTGGAGCGGCGAGTCCGAGTTGGCGCGCCGCTGGTCGCCGATCTGGTGGGCGAGCGCCCACACGTCGGCGTAGTAGCTGTCCGTCGAGACGGTGTACCCGACCACCGCGGCCTCGGTGCAGTCCGCGCGCTTCGCCATCTCGTCGCGGTTGAACATGCCCCGCGGGAAGGTGAAGTACTTGTCGGACTGCTTGGAGACCGGGATGTTGGGGAACACGCGGTCGGCGATGAACATCTCCGCCTTCTGCAGGAAGGCGATGGAGATGTTGGTCAGCGGACGGTCGACGTGGACGTCGGACTGGGTCGGCTGCTGCTTGCGGATGAACTTGTTGGCGCTCATGGTGGTGCTCCTTGGCTCACGCGAGCAGGTAGGGGCCGAACTTGAGGATCTCGATCAGCTCGCCGTCGGCGCCGGACGCCGTCAGGGCGAGGCCCTCGACGCGGTTGCCCGAGCCGGTGGCCGTGATCGCCTTCCCCGTGGTGCTGGACATCACGAGCGCTCCGACGGAGACCGCCGCGCCCGAGACGACCTTGACACGGCCGCTGATCGCGACCGAGCCGACGCGGCCCGCGGCCGCCGGCTTGTCCTGGAGCACCCCGACGTTGGCCGCCGAGGAGCTCGTCTGCAGGGCCAGCTGCCCCGAGGACAGCGCCATGAACTTGAACTGGTGCGCCGAGAGGTCCGCGGACGCCTCGACGCTGATGACTTCGATGGCTTCGTGCTTGGCCACGGCTCAGCTCCTCATCTCCAGGACGAGAGCCGCGCCCTCGTCGGTGTCCAGCACGCGGTCGCGAGCCTCGACGAGGCTGCACTTGTTGTCCGCCGCGTACCGCTTGGCAAGCGCCTCGAGCTTCTGCTCGGCGTCGGCCTTGCCGCCGTCGCCGGCCGAGCCGCTGGTGCCGAAGGTGTCGAACCCCTTGGACAGGGCGTCGTTGCCCGCCTTCAGGATCGCCGACGCGCTGGCGCGCAGCGAGGCGTCCGAGATCCCGTCGACGGCCTTGAGCAGGGCGACCTTCACCGGCGTCTCGCCCGGGCAGGCGCTCAGCTCCGCCTCGGCCCGCTTCGCGAGCCGCTCGTTCTGCAGCGCCTCGCGCTCGGCCTTGGCCAGCCGTGCGCTCTCGTCGGCCTGCTTCGCCAGGCGCACCAGGCGCGGGTCGTCCGACTTGCGAAACGTCTCGCCGGTCTCGCTCGTGTACACGACCGCGTCGGCCTCGAGGGACTTCTGGACGAGCGCGGCGCGCGCGCCGGCGTCCTTCTGGATGAACTCGTCACGCTCCGCCTCCGGCAGCGCGCCGCAGTACTTCTTCTCCGCGTCGCTCAGGGCCCCGTAGGCCTTGGCGATCTTCAGCTCGGCCTGCGCGGCCTCGAGCTGCTTCGCCACCACGTCGGGGGTGGCGGCCGTCTCACTCTTCGTCATGGATCTCTCCGTTGGTTGACCGCCACCGGAACCCCCGGTGGTCTCACTCTTGGCCAGCATGCCCTCCTCGGGGAGCAGCTCCTCCTGGCCTAGCTCTTTCGCGCGGCGCTTGATGTGGCTAGCTGCCGCTTCCTTGTCCTTCGCCCTGCCGAACGCCTGGATGGCGTTCTTGAGGTCCTGGACGTTCGCGACGGGGAAGCTGCCGTCCGGCAGCGCGTTCCCTGCTTCCGCCAGCCGCTCGCGCTCCTCGCTCGAGACGTCTCGCTTCATCGCCTCGAGCGGGATTACGGCGTGGCCGTGCCCGTCCGACTCGCCGATCTCGATGCTGCCGTCGGGCTTGCGGATGAACGGGTGGTCGTGCCCGTACTCCTCGCCCTCGGTCTTCGACCACGTGGTCACGCCCGCCTCGCTCGAGGCGTCGAGCAGGTGCGAGTGGCCGTCCACCGAGGTGGTCAGCCGGGGCGAGCGCATCCCGCCGTCGGGCCAGATGTCTCCCTTCTCGACCCCGCCGTCGCGCTTCATGAGCACGATCCGCGCGCCCTCCTGGGCCGGCTTGTCCACGATGCTGATCTCGTCGAGGCGGAACTCCTTGAGGACGCGGACCTTCCGCTTCTTCCGCTTCCCTGGCTTCCCGTAGCTCACGACGCCTCCTCCATCTCGACCGTCTCGACGGTCACGTACTCCCCGCCGATGGAGAGCCCGGTGTACTCGCCGGCCTTGATCTTGGCGAGCGTCTCCGGGTTCGACGGCGCGAGAGCCGTCAGCAGGCCAGTGCGACGCGTCTCGATGTCCAGGGCCTTCGCGACCTCCGCCGTCAGCGGGAACAGGAAGACCACGTCGCCGTCGTCGGTCTCGTGCATCTCGCGGCCGCGGCGCGCTCCGCGCGCGAAGTCGACGGCGGCCTTCATCATCGCCTGGGGCGTGACAAGCTCGCCCTGGAGGTCGACGTAGGGCTCTCCGTCCTCGGAGCAGACCACCGCGAACCCGAACACCAGCCCGAGGTCGTCGTCGACCTTCAGCAGCTGGAACCTCTTCATCACCTTGGTCATCACTCCCTCAGGAGGCACAGGTAGGCCGCGGCGTCCGGGTCGCGCTCGACGGTGAGCACGTGCCCCCGCTCGCCCTCGAAGGTGAGCTGGTCGCCGGACTTCGGCGCGACGGCTGGCGAGACGGTGTCACCGAGCACGAGCACCGCGCGCCTCGCCTTGGCCACCACGCTCTCGGGCATCCGGGAGCGGGACAGCGACTCGGAGAACCCCTTGAACGCGTGGTCCGAGTAGGTCGGGTTCGTGCCGCCGGCCAGCGCGGCGGCGGAGCGGGTCCCGCGCGAGACGGAGTGGAGGGTGCCGCTAAGCGCCCCGCCGCCGAGGGCGCGGGCCACGATGCCGGCGATGTCGGTTCCCAGGATGCGTAATCCCACGCTAGCCGTTACCGCCCACCCCGAAGTCGGGGCACTGGTACTCGGCGCCGGTCCCGAAGGCCTCCGACGTGGCCGCGCCGCCCCTCGCCAGGTAGCAGCGGAGCAGCTCCTGCACGGGGGTCGGGAAGCGCTCGGCGTCGAGGCCGGCGGAGTTGCGGGCCGAGGCGAAGAACTCCACCTCGGCGCTGCCGGCCTTCGCCCGGCGGACGTTGCTCCCCACCCCGGCCGCGGTGGCGACGCCAGGGTCGCGCGCCAGCTCCAGGGCGAGCAGGACCTGCGCCTCCTTCACCGCGACCGGGGCCGGGGTCACCCCGCTCTCGTCGTACCCGTCGCAGCTCGTGACCCCGTCCCTCGGGAACTGGGTCAGCTGCGCGGCGCCTCCGGTGCGGGTCCCGCGGTACCGCTGGCGCTCGATCAGCTGGAACGCCTCCACCAGGTGCTGGTCGCGCTGGACGCCCGACAGGGCGAACCAGAGCGCCTGCCCCAGCCCCTGCTCCAGCCTCGCGTCCGCCTCAGCGCGGGTCACGTAGCTGTTGGTCCCGACTACGATCGTGAACGCCATCGCCTACAGCTGAGATCTTACCACGAGAGTCTCACGTTGAGACGACCTTTTCTGCGGACGCGCGTCACCCGTCGCTCCCATCGAGGCTACGTCTTCGTCACGTCCTGCTCGAAGCGGAACTCGCCCTGCGCCACGGTGCGCTTGGCTCCGGTCCCGTCCGTCATCTGGAGGTCGTAGTACGCCGTCTGCGGCTGCTGGTCGGACTGCGCCCCGCTGAGGGAGAACTGGACGCGGCCGTTGGGCCCGTCGATGATCGTCCCAGCCAGCACGAACAGGTTGTTGGCGCTGGTGCTGGGGTCGGGGTTCGGGTCGACCGCCAGCGAGAAGCTGAATCCGGTGATGTCGATCGGGACCCCCGACGAGTCCTTGATCGTGAACACGAACGGGTAGGTGTCGCCGCGGCTGCGGCAGATGTCGATGGTAGGCGGGCAGGCCACGTCAGTCCTCGCTCAGGGTCACGTCCAGGCCGTCGTCGAGCCCCGCCGACAGGTCGGGCTCGAGGGAGACGGCCCTCTCTTCCGATTCTAGCGCCACCGCCACGTCGGGCTCGAGAGCCGCGGAGCGGTCGTCGGCCTCGAGCGTCACCACGAAGCCCTCCGCGGGCATCACGCTGGTCAGGCTGAGCACCTTGGGCGCCAGCTCGCGCAGCTCGACGACGCCGAGGGGCGCGCGGAGGCACGGTCCGCGGACGACGACCGGGGACAGGCCCTCGACGACCAGCTCCCCGAGTCCGGGCGACACGGTGCGCCCGAAGCGCACCTCGGGGCACAGCCCCTCGAGCTCGATGGCGCCGAGTCCGGCGCGCACCACGCGCCCCGTCCTCACCGACGCGCTCAGGCCAGCGATCTCGAGGGCCCCGAGCGGGGGCAGGATCGTGGTGGAGGTGACCACCGTCGGCTCGAACCCTCGCAGCTCGACCTCGCCCAGGACGGCGATGACCCCCGGGCCGACCAGGACGACCGGGGACAGGCCGACCAGCTCGAGGGCGCCCAGGCCCGCGACCAGCAGCGTGCCGACCTCGACCTGAGGCTCGAGCCCCTCCAGCTCGACCTCGCCGAGCGGAGCGTGGACGACGGTCGCAGCCTCGTCCTGGCCGGTGAGGACCTCGGGGCAGAGCCCCTGCAGCTCGACCTCGCCGAGCGGCGCGCGGACCACGTGTCCCGAAGCCACGCTGGGCGGGAGCCCCTCCAGCTCGAGGGACGCCAGCTGGGCGACGATGACCGGGGAGCGCGCGACCACCGGAGCGACCCCGGCGACCTCCACCTCGCCCAGGGGCGCGGACACCAGCTGGCCGTGCCGGACGACGGGGCACAGGGCCTCCAGCTCGACGTGCCCGAGCGGGGCGTGGACCACGCACGCCTTGTCTGCGTCGACGAGGACGACCGGGCAGATGCCCTGCAGCTCGACCTCGCCGAGCGGGGCGCGCGCGACGGTCGGCCGCGGCACCGCGGGGCACAGCCCCTCGACCTCCACCTCACCGAGCGGCGCGTGGACCACGTGGCCGGAGCCGACGCTGGGCGGCAGCCCCTCGAGCTCGACCTCGCCCAGCGGGGCGACGACCACCGGGGCCCGCGGGGCCGTCGGCGCCACGCCGGCCAGCTCGACGGCGCCGAGGGAGGCGGTCACCACCGGGCCCGACCCGACGCTGGGCGGCAGGCCCTCCAGCTCGACGTGCCCGAGCGGGGCGAGCAGCTCCGGCCCGACGGTCACGTCGGGGCACAGGCCCTCGAGCTCGACCGCCCCGAGCGGGGCGGAGACCACCGGGCCAGTGGCAACGCTCGGCGCGAGCGCCGCGACCTCGAGCGCGCCGAGCGGAGCGAGGACCTTCGGGCCGACGGCCACGGCTGGGCACAGGCCCTCGACCTCGAGGGCGCCCAGCTGGACGCGCAGCCGCGGAGCCTGGCGCACAGAAGGAGCGAGGCCCGCCAGCTCGAGCGCGCCGAGCGGCAGCGTGACGATCGGGGCGCGGTGCAGGTCGGGGCACACCCCTGCCAGCTCGACGGAGGCCAGCGGCAGCGACACCGTCCCGCCCCGGCCGTACCTCAGGCGGAGCTGCGGAGCAGGCTCGTCGTCCCACCACACAGGCGGGGACGTCTGGTCCTGTGTCGGGTGGCTCCCCTGGTAGTTGTCGAACGTGGTCCCGTCGCCCTGGCCGCGGATCTGGTACGTGGTCGTCGACCCCTCGGTGCTCTCCAGGGGCCACCAGCCCATGAGGTCGTCCGTGCGGTACGGGGCGCCCCTCTGGCTCTCTCGAAGCAGCTCGTCGGACGTCAGCGCTGCGCCCCACACCTTCAGGTGCATGAGGTTCCCGACGTACGGGGCGGCGCCTCCGCCTCCGGCCCCGACTCGCAGGTACTCGAACTCGTCGCTCGGCCCCGACTTGTCGTCGTAGTCGAGCGCGAAGTCCCAGGTGTCGTCCTTGTCGTCGAGCCGGCAGTAGCTCCTGAACCTGTGGGTGTCAGGGATGAACGAGCCGTTGGTCCTCACCAGCGCGATGAACTGCCACCGCTCGTCGTTCCTGAAGGTGACCGCCCCCACCGCTGGGTCGAACGCGTCACCGTCCGCGCCCCAGTACCAGAACCCGGTCCCCACGTCGTAGAAGAGGTGGAGGTAGTTGTCCCCAGAGTCGTCGTCCAGGGCCCAGGCGGCGTAGGTCCCGCTGTTCTCCGTGGCCCGCACCCAGCAGCAGACGGTGTAGTCCTGCTGGTAGGACACCGGGGTGGTGGTGCGCAGCGCGTCGTTGCTCCCGGCCCAGAGCATCAGCGCCTCAGACGTCAGACCACTCGAGGATCAGGTGGTCGAGCCACGCGTCTCCGGACATGGTGTCGCTCCCGCTCGCCGCGTCGCGCGCGAAGCTGAGGACGATCATGTCGTTGTTCGCCAGGCTGTCGAGGTTGCTGACGGTGATCGTCGCCTCGTGGAGGCGGTCAGCGTTCGTGCCGAGGTGCGAGTCGGTCACGGTCTGGGCCGCGGCGAACGCCTTGGACTGGATCGAGCCCGAGTCGGCGTCGGGGGTGATCGCCGCGAGCTTCGCCTCCCAGACCACGTTCCCCGACGTGGCCGAGGCGGCGGACCACCTCACCTTCAGCGTGAGGCTCCCAGACCCCCACCGGACGGCGGCGAGGACGAAGAACAGGGTCTCCTTGAGCGCGGCGTCGAACGCGGCCACGACGCGGGAGAAGTTCGTCCCGTTGACCCGCCGCAGCTGCGGGGACGAGATGTTCGGGTCGAAGTCCGCGTGCCGCGGGCTGAGGATGGTGCTTACGGTAGCCACTCGAGCAGCCCTCCTGGCAGGACCCCTGCGCGCTTCAGGCAGATGAGCGCCAGCAGGATCGCCTTCTGGTCAGGGTCGGCGGCCCCGCGGTACGGCTGGGGCAGCGCGGTGTTGTAGCTGGCGGCGTTCGCGTCCACCCAGTCGTCGGCGGCGTTCAGGGCCGCGCGGATCTCGGACTTCAGGAGCCCAGGCGGGAACACCCGCCTCCGCATGAGGTCCGCCCAGACCTCGAAGCGTTCCTGCTCGGTCAGGCCCACCGGTCTAGCCCGCGCGCATCACGAACAGGCCGACCGAGTTGAGCTGGATCTTGAACTCGGTGTTGCTCGAGGACTCGTCTTGCTCGAAGTCGATGAACGCCACCAGCTCGTCCGCCGACGCCGCGCCGCCGCGGCTCTTGTAGACCCAGCAGCCGCGCGCCGTGATGGTCGAGCTGGCCCAGCTGGGGTCGTTGAAGTCGAACTTGTACCGCCGGTTGGTCCCGTCGATGACGTACGTGACGCCGGTCAGCGTCACGCCGCCCGCCGTGTAGCCCGTGCCAACCACCTCGTTGGTCACGTCGTCGCGCCGGTCGTGCGCGAAGTCGAACGTGTAGGCCGAGGTGACGAGCATGGCCTTGAACGTGTCGGCGCCGAGGTCGACGTTGTTGTTGCCGAGGTCACCGTAGATGCTGTCTGGGAAGCGGATCTGCACTGCCTGTTCTCCGTTGCTGCCTTGCTAGTCGTCGTCTGCGCCGTCCCCCGCGCCCTGGGGCGGGCGGCTGTTCGGGGTCAGCTGGTTCCTTGGGGTGCCGTCGAGGGTCGCGTCGGCCGCGGGCTTCTCGCGCACCACCACCGAGCGCGGGAGCCCCATGAGGCTACGCAGCCTGTCGACGACGGGGTCGGCCGGGTCGAGGGCCGCGCCGGCCAGGGCGAGGTCGCGCAGCGCCTCGGTGATCTCGATGACCGACCGGTGCTGGATCGCGTCCGGCTTGAGCTCGGGGCGCAGGCTCTCGTCGACGCCGTTCATCAGCATGAGCGGCGTGACCAGGTCGCGCTGGAACACCTGCGTCATCTCCTGGAGGCTCGCGGCGACGGTCAGCGCGAACGTCTGGCTCTTGTCCCGCGCCATGGCGAGCGACCCAGACCCGTTCTCGCCCGTGAGCAGGCTCTCGGCCCCGAGGCTGCGCGCGATCTCGCGGTTGAGCCGCTCGATGGCGTTGGCCACGTGCTCGTGCCCGGTCGTCGAGGCCTGCAGGAGGCTCACGTCGTACTGCTTGGCCGCGGACGCCGCCGCCGACTCGTCCTCGCTCTCGTACGTGATCGAGTCGAGGAGCAGCGAGAGCTGCGGCGTGCGCCGGTGGTTCTCGAGGAAGTCACGGATCCCGGCGATCTCGGCCTTGATCTCGTCCTCCGTCCAGCCCTGAGCGCGCAGCTCGCTGATCGGCGCGCGGCCGATGGGGATGCCGCGGAGGTCGGACTCGTAGCCGTAGCACTCGAGGTCCTCGAGGACCTTCAGCCGGCGCGCCGGTCCGACGACCTGGCGGAACAGCCCGACGCCCTCCGGGCTGTCGCTGAGCGAGTCGTCGACGAGGTACAGCAGCTTCGTGCGCGGGACGTAGAGCTCGACCCCGTTCCACGGCGACTCCTGGACGACGCCCAGCACCTCGCCGGTCTTGACGTCGACGTCCCACTTGACGATGGTGTTCTGGGAGCGGGACTCGACGTCGGCGTACGTCACCCGGCCGCGCTTGCCGCGCTTCGCGGTCCACTCCTGGACGGAGAACCCGTAGAACCGGTACATGGCGGCCCGACGCACCACGCGGTGCCAGGGCGTCTCCATGTCCTTGAACAGCGCGTCCTCGACCAGCTCGGCGACGCGCTTGCCGCCGCGCTTCTTCGAGGGCTCGACCGTCCACCCGGCGTTGCCGAGCAGGTTGAGGTACGACCGCACCGACGCCGCGACGATGCTGGTGTTGAGCAGCACCTCCCGGAACGTGCGGTACCGCGCGCGCCCGCTCAGCTCGGAGCTGAGCTCGTTGGTCTGCGGGTAGCCGCCGATGACCGCGACGCCCGGCACGCCGCCGCGCGCCGAGGGCGGGACGCGGCGCTTGGGGACGCCGACGTCGGTCATGGGGGTCAGGTCGCTCACGGGAAGGCGCGCTCCAGCTCGCGGTCGTGAGGCGCGGGGTCGGGGCGCGCGGCCGGCTCAGGCGCCCGGTCGGGCCAGTCGAGCGTCCACGCCTGGCGCGGCCAGCCCGGAGGGCACTGGCACCCCGCGGGCGGCGGGCTCGCCCAGACCGCCCCGCTCAACCAGCCCCCGCACCCCGCGCAGTAGGTCGCCGTCATCTTCTTCGAGCCTCGAGCTAAGATTGTACCACGTCAGCCCACGTACAGGGTGGGCGCACCGCCGACCAGCCTGGTCTTCTTCACCACGAGCGCGGAGTAGGCGCGCGAGGAGGCGTCCACCTGGTCGCGCCAGCTCCCGCCGGGGAACATCGCCATCTCGGAGACGTACGCCCCGTTCCAGGGCGCGCGCACGAGGCGCACGTTGCCCGCCTCCGCCTGCGCCGCCAGCGGCCGCGCGCGGTCCTCCTTGCTGCCCGTCTCCGGCGTGAACCGGCAGGGGTAGCCGTGCAGGAGCTTGGCCAGCGCGCCCTTCTGGTACTTGCCCGCCTGGCCGGGGTCCTGCGGGATGGACTGCTCGACCTGCCGCCCGTCGCGCTCGGCGGTGGAGCGCAGCAGCGCCTCGACCTCGGCGGGGCGGCCCTGGATGCGGACCACGTCCTCGACGTAGACCGTCCCCTCGTGCAGCGCCATGAGCACGCCCACCGTCGCCGCGGCCCGCTTGTCGCGCGTGCCCGCGAGGTCCCACCCGCGCACGCGGCGCGCCGACGCCGGGGCCGGCTCGTCGACGACCGTGAAGTCGTCCGCGTGGAACATGCCGCCCTCGCGCGGCACGGGGCGCTGCTGCAGCTGGCCCGCGACGGCGTACTCGCCGCCCCACGAGCGGAGCTGCTCCTTGAGCTCCTCGACGCGCGACGACGGGAACAGCTCGGGCCACAGCAGCTCGCCGGGCTCGGACCGCCAGTCGACGAACCCCAGCCTCGTCCGGCTGGGCGTCGGGTGGTCGGGCTCGTGCTCCATCGGGAGGCACAGCACGTCCCAGCTCGGCAGCTTCTCGAGCACGTGCCCGGAGACGTCGCTCTGGTGGACGCGCTGCATGATGACGACGATGGCCGCGTCGTCGCCGTTCGTGCGCGACGGCAGCACCTCGCTGAACCAGTGCAGCGCGGCCTCGCGCACCGCCTCCGACTCGGCCTGCTTCACGTTGTGCGGGTCGTCGACCACCAGCAGGTCGCCGCGGTAGCCGGTGGTGGCGCCCGTGATGCCGCACGCCTGGCGGAACCCGCGCGCGACGTTCTCGAAGTAGGACTTCTCGTTCTGGTCGGCGACCAGCCTGACGTCGGGCCAGAGGCGGCGGTAGTCGTCCGACTGCATCACGAGGCGGCACTTGCGGTTGTCGCGCAGCGCGAGCGCCTCGGCGTAGGACCAGCTGATGAAGCGCCTGTCCGGCCGACCGCCCGGGCCCCACGCCCACGCCGGCCAGAAGACGCACGTGACGAGCGACTTCGAGGTGCCTGGAGGCACGTTGATCAGGAGGCGCTTGATGCGGCCGTCGGACACCGCCTCGAGGTGCTCGCACACGACGCGCATCGCGCGCCCGCGCACCATCTCCCTGCCCGGCTCGACCACCGGCCAGAAGCGCTCGCAGAAGGCGTACAGGCTGCGCGCGCACCTGGCGCGGTCGAGCTGGTCCAGGGCGGCCCGGGGGTCCCTCATCGCCCTCCGGAGCAGCTCGTCGGCGCCCCGCAGGCTCAGGGAGCGCTCCGCGCTCACCCGCCCTGACCCACCGGCAGCTGGGGGCGCCCGGCGAAGCGCTTGAAGGCCTCGTGCGCCATCAGCAGGCACTCCGAGTCGCAGTAGGCGCCCGCGAGCACCTGGTCCCGGAGGTCGTGGCTGCGCGACCAGAGGGTCGGGGAGGCGCAGGGCATCCCGCACCACCTGCAGCGCGGGCTCCTCCGGCTCGTGGGCGTGACCCGCTCGCGCAAGGCCGCCTCACCCGGCCCCAGACCCGGGCGCGTCCGGCTCGCGCTCCTCGCGCCGCGCCAGCTCGCCCAGCAGCAGCTCGCGCAGGCGCTCCTGGCCCTCGGGGCTCAGCCCGTCGAGGTCCAGCGGCGCGGCGGCGGGCAGGCCCTTGACCTCGAGCCTGTCGCGGTAGCGGTCGACGTGCGCCTTGGCCATGGCGAGGAGCAGCTTGTCGCTGTACTGGGTCTCCCAGCCCACGACCTCGCCGTTCCAGTACACGGCCCGCTTGACGCCCTTGGTCGCGCGCTCCTGGATGGGCTGCTCGACCTGCTCGTACTGGAACAGGGCGACGGCCTCGGCGACGTCGTCGGCGAAGGACTGGTCGTCGGCCAGGAGGCGGTCGACGTCGACGCGCGGGGCGCCGGAGTCGCGGCGAGCGGCGGCCGGGCTGCCGGTGAGCCGCAGGGCCTCCAGGTACGCTCCCCTCCAGGGCTCGTCGATCCGTCCCACAGGAGCAACTGTACCACGTGGGGTCTCAAGCTGAGACAGGAATCCCTACCTTGTGGGCAGCGAGGGGGCGACCTCGCGCTGCGGGCGGCGCTGCGCGCTGGGAGGGAGGGTCACCATGGGCCGCGGCTGGGGGCGAGGGGACGCCGGGCAGGGGCCGAGGGCGAGGGGACGCCGGGCAGGGGCCTGGGGGCTCCGGCGCGGGGACGCCGGGGCGCCGGCCGCCGGAGGGAGCTTCCATGAGTTGGAAAAGCTGGGGCTCGTCCGGGGGACGCCGGCGCGCGAGAACGAGCCCCGGCCCGGTGCTACAACTCCGAATCACGGTCTCAGCTTGCGACTACCGCTTTTTGCATTTAGCTTCTCGCTCGCCGCTGCCGATAAGCTCTATAACATGACGCACACAACGCTCCGCTCGCTCCGTCTGATCTCGATCGCGGTCGTCGCCGGTCTGCTGCTCTCGGCGATCGTCGCGCTCTGAGACTACTCTGTTTCACCGTAAACTTCCACCGGCCGACGGCCGATGAAGGACTCACCATGAACGACTACCGCGTGTCCGAGAAGCCCGACGAAGTCTGCCACGAGTGCGGAGCGCCGATCGCGTTCCACCACGACCGGCCCGAACCGACCTGCGAGTGCGACGAGTAAGGACCTACACCAATGCGAGACCGCACCTTCACCGTGAACCTCACCTGCCTCGAGGCCCAGTTCCGCGAGCTCGACGACGACGACCGGCTCGCCCTGCGCCAGGGGCTCGACGTCGTGTTCCACAACCTCAACGACGCCTTCACCACGTGCTTCGGGCCCGACGAGCGCGCTGGCGCGAGCGAGACCCTCGACTTCCTGTCGCGCGTGCTCGACGCGATCGGCGACCCCGAGGAAGAACGCCTGGCGCGCAGGCGGAGAGCGCACGACATCGTCGCCAAGAACCGCCGCGAGCGCGAAGGCCGCTGACCGCGCCCCGCCGCGCCGGCCGGTCGACCCGACCGACCGACGCGAGGGGGCGCGTCCTGGCTCGCCAGGGCGCGTCTCGACCTGAGACAGCGGCCGTCGCGTGGACGCGACGGCCCGACCTGAGACGGACCGGCCCGCGGGGCTTCACCCTCGGGGCCAAACAGCCGAAGGACAAACAGCCGTGCAGACCACCGCCTCCATGATCTCGCCCACCGTCTTCGGCCGCGCCGGCGCGGCCGCC